TCAACTCTTCCCAGCCCTGTTATTAGTGACCCCGCAGTTCAGGGCCGCCACGTCGTTGGCGGTAGCAGTAAGAGCAGCAATCATGGTCTGCGTCGTTCTAGAATTTGGTTTTTTGGAGGCTTAGAAAGCTCTACCATTATTAATCCAGATGGAACAACCACCACTAACGCCGAAAAAACTGGTAAAAGTCTAATTGAAGCAGCTAAGGTTGGTCAATATAATCCTGGTTCTGGTGCGTCTGTACTGGACAGGCAATACGGCTTTCAGTTCCTGTGGAACCCTACCGATATTAACGTAACTGTAAACAGAAATGCTGATATTACCCCAAGCGCGGCTGACCGCTCGGGACAGCTAACTGGTAACTTTCAGGGACAAGAGCAGATTACATTCTCTATTTTAATTGATAGAACAAATGATTTTTCTTGCGCTAGAGGCCTAGTAGACGCAAATGGAAATATAAACGTAAACTCTTTAACTAAATACTACAACGCCTTTTATCCATCAGAAGACAAAAAGTCTATAACTGTAGAAACTAAAATAAGAGATTTATTAAAGTTTGGAACTATGGCTGACATTGAATACTTATTCAAAGCCATTAATGGTGGTGGAGTTTATATAACAGACCCTAAAACAGGTAAAACCACCTACCAAGCATGGACCAATGGATTAGGTAAAGTTACTGCTGACACTGGGTACCTTACCTCGTCTATTATTGCCGTTCAGTTTGGTCCTCCAGGGGACAGCCTATCTTACACAGGGTGGTTTGAGAGCATATCTATTGCTCACAGCAAATTTACTGAGAACATGATTCCTTTAACATCTCAGGTAAACATTACAATGACTGGCTTTTCTACGCACCCGTACTAAGGAGAAACACATGACTATTTACAAAGGCTCTAGATACGAATACTCTGTAATTGACTATGTATCAACCACCTCTACCACGCCAGAAGAACCTATTGTTTTCTACACATTTTCTGATATAGGAACTATTACTTACTATACCCACACCTATGTAAGCGGCGAGCGCCTTGACCAGATTGCAGATAAGTACTACAACAACCCAGAGTACTGGTGGGTAATCCCTGAATTTAATCCAGAAGTATTTGACTTTACAGATATTAAACCAGGAACTTTATTAAGAATACCAAATGTATAAGTACTTAACCGTTAACTTTCCTGAGACCTCTATTGGACCTGTCTCTGTTCATGAAGCAACTTTCTACCAAAACAGGTACGAGCATGAAGTTGTTGTCATGCGCTTTAGAGAGTGGGGCGTTTCGTATGACGCTGTCACAGCGGGTTCTCTTCTGCACATTAACATGGGCGGCGGGTTAACCAATAGAGACTTTTATGGCTATGTTCACCACATAAAAGCCACACGCTCGCCAGGAAAAAACTTTGTTGAAGTCGTCGGCATCAGCTCTTCATTTAGCATGAAGCAGGCTAACCAAACTGTTTATAAAAACATAACAGCCGACGCTATTGTGCAACAAATTGGTGAAAAGCATGGGTTCTCTGTATACGCCGTACCTAGCCAAAGAGTATACGCCCAGGTGGCCCAAGCCGGTCACACGGACTGGGAGTTCATGGTTCGCCTAGCAAAGCAAAACGGCTACAGCTTACGCACAGAAAATACTGAACTTTACTTTCAACCTATGCTCTATGATTATACAAACCTGCGCTCTCAAGCACCAAAATTTACCCTTAAATCTGAAGATAGCAGCAAGCAACTTTCTACTATCTACTCCTTTGAACCGCTTATCGGAGAATCTATTCCCTTTGAAAACGCGTTTAAATCCGCTGTTGCTATTTCTGGCGTAGACCAGACATCGGTATCACCTCTGTCTATCACTCAACAGTTAAGAAATAAAAAGACAAAAGTAAAGCAACAGACAGAATTCTTTGACCGATACGCAACTGACGTAGTCGCCCCTACTACTGAGATAGCTCAGTTTGAGGCAAAAGCTGCGGAGGACAGAAACACCTTCCCTTATAGAGGTGAGGTTAAAGTTCTAGGCGAAACTAACCTTCGCCCAGATATGCCAATTTACCTAGAGGGCATTGGTGGGGAGTACAGCGGATATTGGGTCATCCTTTCTGCTGAGCACCAAATAACCACCCCCCAAAGAAATATGCAACAATATGTCACTGTGTTGACCGTTGGAACTGACTCATTGGGTAGCGCTACTAGCTGGACTGACAACCAGGTAATCAAAGCACCTGACTATAAGCCGCAAAGAAACATTGTCCCAAACGTACGACAAACTAATAAAAAGCCAGGAACAAAAATAGTAAAGCCTAACCCTAGAGTTACCCCAGCTAAGCCTGGAAGCTTTGGTGCTATTAAAAACAGACCTAAGGTTACTGCGGCAAAAAGCCTTCCCCCTACGTGGAAGAGCAAAGCTCCTAGCGTAAAGGTAGCTACGACTAAAGTCTCCACAACTTCACCTGTTGTGTTAGAAAGATACAAGCAGGCGGTAAAAGGTAAATGACAGAAGATAAAAGATTTTATGGAATATACGAGGGCGTCTGCGTAGATAACGAGGACCCAGACAACCTTAATAAAATTAAGCTTCAAGTACCCCAAATTCTGGGAACTGAAATTACAGACTGGGCTAAGCCTTGTCTGCCAGTTACCTCTAATGGAAACCACCCAGACCATATCTCTCATACGGCGGCGCAAGTGGCGGCGCTTTTAAGCACGTCTAGCGCTGGCACTCCTGCCCACACCCACACTATTAATGGAACTAGCGGAAGTTTAGACCACCCTCACGTAGACAGTACTGATACATTAGACACCAACACGACATCCCCTCAACATACGTATCACCGCACTGTTCCAAATGTTGGACAAAAAGTATGGGTTATGTTTATTGCTGGGGACCCTAACTTTCCTGTATGGATGGGAGTAGAGATATGATTCAATCAGCTATCTCGCTGCCCTTCTCATTTGACGCTTCTGGTGGGGTTTCCTACACCCAGGACGATAAAAAGATTTGGCAAGACCGAATCCTTTTAGTTGTAATGACATCTCTGGGCGAAAGAGTAATGCGCCCAGACTTTGGTACTCAAGCCAATGCTGGCAGCTTTGAAGTAGATAGCGATGCTATGTCACTAATCAAACAACAAATATCTACTGCCTTTGCTAAGTGGCTTCCTAGCCTTACTTTGGATGACGTAGTGGGAAGCACTGACCCTACAGAAGGCTACCTAAACTTAAATATTATTTATAGGTATGGAGTGGCAACTACTACAGAAAGCTTAGTTGTAAAAACAGGCACATTTACCAGAACAGGTGACACAATAGCGGAGGTATCAAATGGCTAATTACGTTCCACAAATAGACTACACGTCGAGAGACTATTCTGCTATTCGTCAGGACATGATTGACCTCATTCCTAACTTTGCCCCGACATGGCTAAGCCGTGACCCAGCAGACTTTGGCATTGCGTTAATTGAATTGTTTTCCTACATGGGTGACATTCTTAACTACTACATTGACCGTTCTGCTAATGAGTCCTTTATTACCACAGCTAGCCAGCGCGATAGCGTTCTTCAACTAGCAAAGCTTCTTGGCTACAATGCTACTCAAGCTACGGCTGCCGCAGTAACACTAACTTTCCAGAACTCAACTGCTAGCCCAATTACAGTGCCAGCTCTGACGCAGGTGGCAACAACAACCATCTCTAATGGAAGCACTATTCAGGTTATATTTGAGACAAACTCTGCTGTAACTGTTCCAGCAAAATCTGGAGCCGTTAACGGTTCTGTAACCGTACAGGCTACACAAGGAACGACTGTATCAAATGAGCTGGTTGGAAACTCTGACGGAACACCAAGCCAGGCATACCAGTTATCGCAGACCTCTGTCATTAACGATAGCGCTAGCGTATTAATTGGAACTGTTACGTATAACCGCGTTGAATACTTGATTGACTACAACTCCTACGACCCAGTGTTTACTATTTACACCGATGCTGAGGGCATTAGCTACGTTACCTTTGGAGACGGAGTTAGCGGACGTATTCCCCCTATCTCATCTCAAATTTATGTTACTTACCGTGTAGGCGGCGGAGTTGTTGGAAACGTAGCCTCTAACACAATTAAGAACATTATTAAATTCCCTTCAGGAAGCATTCCAGCTGGACTTAGCGTTAACAACCAAGACATATCTGTTGTTGGTGACGGAGCTGCGAACGGTGGAGCTGACGCTGAAAGCACTGACTCAATCCGCATTAACGCACCAAAGAGTATTCGAGCACTTAACCGAGCAGTATCGTTGACTGACTACGCGTCCCTTGCTGTTCAAGTAAGTGGTGTTTCTAAAGCAATTGCAGTAGCCAGCGTGTTCAACAGCGTAACGCTATATCTACTTCCATATGGAGATACTGGACTACAAAGCGACGGAGTAACCCCGTCAACCACGTTTAATTCGTACGCGCTACAGGTATCTGAGTTTTTGGCAGAAAAGATTCCAACTACCACAACGGTAACCTTTCAGCCCCCAGCTTACGTACCAATTAACATGATTGTTAACTTTACGGTCCTGCCAACATACAAGCAGTCATTGGTAACAACCGCAGTTAGCTCTATAATCTCAGAGCTTCTATTTATTGATAACGTGACATTTAACGACAGAATTACACTTCAAGCTTTAATGCAAGCTGTGGGTTCCGTTGACGGTGTTGCTTATTGTCAGTTTGAAAAACTAATCAGAAACGACAAAGACGTAACTTATACAGTTACAAATAAGGCGGCTACTGGAACTGTAGCTACATTAACAACGTCGGTAAACCACAACCTAACAGTGGGACAGACGGTTATTGTTTCCGGAGTAGACACTACGTTTAATGGTGTTTTTGTAGTAACAGCTACTACAAGCAATACTTTCTCCTACACACTTATCTCATCGGTAATCAGCTCTACTACTGCAACTGGCTCAGTAACAGTAGCTACTGTAAACGATATTGTCTGCGCCGTAAATGAAATCCCGCAGGCGGGCACAGTAACCCTCAACCCATCTGGAGGAGTACTTAGCTAATGTCCCGCTACGGTATTGATTACTATGGAGTAAGTTACTACGGTAGTGGAACTACCGTTCAGTTTACTGCGGCTCCTTTTACAGCTAAGCCATACGGCTACGGCGGTATGCGCCTGCAGTGGACGGACCCAGCTGGTTCATGGGCAAAACTTCGTGTTGTACGAAACTCCTATGGATACCCCGTAAACGCCTATGATGGGGAAGTACTGCTAACGGTATTTAACGGAAGCGACCCTGGCTATTTAATTGACACCAATAACTTAGTGCAAGGCGTTTACTACTACTACTCTATTTTTGTACAGGAGACTGTCCAATATACATGGGTTAGAGCTGGAGATGCCCAAGGACTATCTGTAAAGAACTACTCTAACTCTAACAAGATGTACAGCTACTTGCCTGGAATTTATAAAATTTCTCAGCC